GTTTCGCAAGCCTGTTGCATACCATGTGATGACCTATCATCCAGGTGATTACGATTATACGACTTCTGGTAAGTCGCCAAAGCACGTTCGTATACCCGCAGACAGAATGATTCACCTATATGACCCTAATCGTGCAGGACAGTCTCGTGGTGAGCCTTGGATGGCATCTGCTATCTCTGCAATGAAGCAGTTAGGCGCGTTAAGAGAAGCTGCAGTAGTAAATGCTCGTATTGGTGCTAGTAAAATGGGCTTTTTCACTTCTCCTAGCGGTGATGGGTTTGTTGCTGATGACTTAGATGGCAATGTTCCTATTATGGAAGCTACTCCAGGTTCATTCCATCAGTTGCCTAACGGTGTTGACTTTAAGACATTTGACCCTCAATACCCAAATAACGAATTTGATTCATTCCACAAAGCAGTGCTTAAAGGCATTGCTTCTGCATTAGGTGTTAGCTATTTTGCCCTATCTAACGATTTAGAGTCTGTTTCGTACAGTTCTATCCGTCAGGGTGCGCTAGAAGAGCGTGATTCGTATCGTAACCTACAGAAGTTTGTTACTGACCACTTTGTGCGTGTTGTATATGACGATTGGCTTGCTGCCTCTATGGAAGTTAACAGTTTTGGCATACCTTTACGTCAATATGACCGTTTTTGTGATGCTGCTCAATTCCGAGGCAAAGCATGGAACTGGGTAGACCCGCAGAAAGAAATGAATGCAGCGATTACAGGGCTAAAATCAGGCGTTTTAAGCCTATCTGACGTTGCTAGTCAGTATGGTAAGGATGTAGAAGAGTTAGTGTCTCAGATCGCACGAGATCGCGATATAGCTGAACAATATGGCGTAAACTACGCTCTTGAACCGTATGGTGCTAACTTCAACAGCATTAACCCAGATATAATCGGAGAGGATGATGCCGAAGTTCAAGGGTAAAGAAATAAACACTAAGCCTACGGATGGAATGGTGTCAGAGGCTGTAAAAGGCTTAGACTGGCGCAAAGAATATGGTCGTGGTGGCACTGAAGTTGGTGTCGCTAGGGCAAGAGACATAAAGAATAGAAAAGAGCTATCATTCGATACAGTAAAAAGAATGTACTCTTTCTTTAGTCGGCATGAAGTAGACAAGAAAGCAGAGGGCTTTAGCCCAGGTGAGAAAGGTTATCCTAGTGCAGGGCGTATTGCTTGGGCATTATGGGGTGGCGATGCTGGTTTTTCATGGTCTAGAAAGATTGCTGGTATGTTAGATGATGACAGAAACGAAGAGGCTGTAAATATGGACAATGAAGTAGAAGTAGAAGCTACTGTTGAGTCTGTTGACGAGGTTCGTACTGAAGAAGTAGTTGAAGAGACAGTAGAAGAGACTGCTGAAACTGTAGAAGAGACTACAGAAGAAGTGGAAGAAGAAACTGATCGCTCGGCTAGTCCTGAAGTGCAGCATCGTGCAATGGAGATGGAATTTTCTCCTATTGATGAAGACACAAGAACAGTTAAGATGGCAATATCAAGTGAAGAGCCTGTAGGTCGATCATTTGGTACTGAAGTATTAGACCATACGCGAGAGTCGATTGATTTATCGTTCTTAGCATCTGGTCGCGCACCATTGCTTTTGGATCACGATCCAGAGAAGCAGATTGGTGTTATTAAATCGGTAGAGCTTGATGAGAATGCGCGTAGACTTCGCGCAGAGGTACGCTTTGGAAAAGGCGAACTCGCTCGTGAGGCTTTCTCTGATGTTGTTGATGGAATTAAAGCTAACATTTCCGTTGGTTATTCTATTGGCAAAATGGAAAGAGACGCAGACGATAAGGAAACCTATCGTGCTAAGTCATGGAAACCCGTTGAAGCAAGTTTGGTGTCTATTCCTGCCGATATGACAGTTGGCGTTGGGCGTTCAGGCAAAGCTGAAAATAAACCCGTAATTAAAACTTCCCTAAAAGAGAGAAATATTATGTCAGAAGTTAATATCGAAGCGGTAAAAGCTGAAGCCCAGCAAGCCGCACAAAAGAACGCTGCTCAAATCGTTGAGTTAGGCGCACGTCACAATAAATCAGATATGGCTCGCGATGCTATTGCAAAAGGCGAATCAATCGAATCTTTCCGTGGCGCATTACTAGAATCAATCGGTTCTGAAACTGCACTAGAAAGCCAAGACATCGGCATGAAAGATGCTGAAGTTAAACGCTTCTCTATGGCTAAAGCTATCCACGCTCTAGCTAACCCAACTGATCGTAGAGCGCAAGAAGCTGCAGCATTCGAATTTGAATGTTCACGAGCTGCTGCTGACCAGTACGGAAAAACTGCACAGGGCATTATGCTTCCTGCTGACGTTCTTCGTAACTGGAAGCGTGACATGAACGCTCTTACTGATGATGCTGCATTGGTTACTGAAGACTTCCGTGGTGGCGATTTCATCGATGCCCTACGCAACCAATCTTCTGTAATGGCGGCTGGTGCGCGTATGCTTGGTGGTCTAAGCGGTGACGTTAAGATTCCACGCAAATCTGCTGCTTCAACTGCTGCGTTTGTTGATGGTGAAGGTACTGCTGTAGCTGAATCAGAAATGACTGTTGGTCAGGTTTCATTGACTCCTAAGACTCTAGGTGCATTCACTGACGTAACTCGTCAGCTTCTAATGCAATCTAGCTTAGATATTGAAAGCCTAATCCGTGATGATCTTGCTAAGTCTATTGCTATTGCAATTGATAAAGCTGGTCTTGAAGGTTCTGGTTCTAACGGTAACCCAACTGGTATCTTAAACACTGCTAATGTTGGAACTGTAACTGCATTTGCTGCTGCTAACCCAACTTTTGCTGAAGCTGTAAGCCTTGAAACTGCTGTTGCTGGTGCTAACGCACTTAACGGCAACCTTTCATACATTCTTCCTGCTGCAATGAACGGATCTCTTAAAACGACTTCTGTTGACGATGGTTCAGGTGTGGTTGTATCTCAAGGTGGTCAGATCAATGGTTATAACGCTATTGTATCTGCACAAGCAACTGCTGGTAACTTGTACTTCGGTAACTTTGATGACCTACTAATCGGTATGTTCGGTGGTTTGGACATCGTAGTTGACCCATACACTGCTTCTACTACTGGTACTGTTCGCGTTGTTGCGATGCAGTCTGTAGATGTAGCTGTACGTCACGCTGCAAGTTTCGCTTTCGGTAACGATGGCGCATAAGTAACACTGTGAGGGGGTTCGCCCCCTCCTTTACTAAAGGCTATTCCGTGGCTATCCCATAGTAGCTTTTACTAAAGGAGAATGTGATGAAAATAGAGTTTGTAAATATTTGTTCAGTAGGGTCAGCACAATATAAAAAGGGTGCTGTAGCAGATTTGTCAGATGATGTTGCAAATAAAATAATTAGTGCAGGAAATGCAATACCTGTACAAGAAGAAACAATCATAGTGGATAGAAGCGTTGGATTGACTGAAGACACTCC